TAAGTTATATAAGGCAAAGTTTGTCAGTAGTGGTACAGTATCCTTCTATAACACACCAATCTTACCTGGTGGAAATAATGCTGATAATTTAATTAATAATCCAATTTCAACTTATCCTAGAAAAGTATCTCTTGAAGTTTCAAATACAACAGGAATTAATACTTTTATACCTGGAATTAAAATTGGACAAACACCTGCAAATCCAACATCAATTACAGGAATCATTGAAGCAGCGGGTAGATCTTTATCTGGTGCTGGTCTATCAATAACTTCTCCAGGTATAGGTTATTCGGACGGAACACATACTGGTGTGAATTTGATATCTTTGGATGGAAATGGTTCAGGAGGATCTGCTACAATCTCAGTAGTATCAAATAAAATTGTTTCAATAACTGCAACCTCATTTGGTAAAGGATATATCTCTGGCGAAAGACTTGGAATTGTTACTAGTAGCATAGCAGGAAGTCAAAAGGGAACTGGAGCTATTATTGGTATAACAAACCTCGGTTCTGTTGATATTGATACTTTATACTTAACTTCCGTTTCTGATACGAAATTTAATTCTGGTGAAACATTAGTATATTATAATGGTGTCACAAGAGAAACAACAACAGCGACTGTATCAGCAGATTCTACAACATTATCTCCTCTCTATGAAGGAAACGTATTTAAACTGACTCAGTATAATCATGCACATCATTCACAAAACAATAAGATTAAAATCGTTGACGTAGCACCTTCTAGAGAATCATCCACTCTATCTCAAGATGTTGGATTAAACGATACTGTAATTTCAATTGCAAATACAACACCTTTTGCAAGATTTGAAGGTATCACCACTAGTGCTGGTTATGCTTTAATTGAATCTGAAGTTGTATCGTATAACAGTATTGGTAGTGGAACAATTACGATTTCTGGAAGAGGATTGAATGGAACTTCGGCATATACACATGACTCTGGTGCGAAGATTACCCCATATGAGATAAACGGAGTATCCTTAATGAGGATTAACACCGAACATACAATTTCTAATCTTTCCAATCAAAATTCGATGGATTCTTATAATATTGAATTTGATAGAGGATCAAGACCTGGATTGAATTTTGGTGAAGAGTCTCCAGTTGGTGGAAATGATGTTAAAGTTTCTCAAAATAGACAATTCAATTCTATTCAACCACTATTTAATGTAATTGCTCCAGGTGATAGTGCTATTGAATGTAATATTAGAACTATTACAGGAACAAGCGCTGGTGGTTCCGAAGAATCATTCCTAGATTCTGGATACACGCCAACAACATTAAACGATACAGTATTTCTTGAAACTCCAAGAATGGTCGCATCTCAAGTTAATGAAAATCAATATTTAACTGATTTACCTTCAAATAAATCACTGACTCTCAGAGTTGATATGTCAACTGAGAATGAAAATGTTTCTCCAGCGCTTGATGTTAAAAATGCAACCTTTATCATAGGTAGAAATAGAATTAATAAACCAGTATCAGACTATACAAAAGGAACCTCATTTAAAAATGGTACTGATGATCCACATGCTTCGGCAATGGTCACCAAACCAATTTTCTTAGAGAAACCAGCAACTAGTTTGAAAGTTCTTGTTGATGCTAATAAGACAGATTCTGCAGACTTCAGAGTTTTATATAAACTCTATAATGCTGATTCTACAGAGATAACACAATATTATGAATTGTTCCCAGGATATAAAAATCTTGTAGATACTGACGGTGATGGATATGGAGATTCAGTTATCAATCCCGTAAATAATTCTGGACTTCCAGATGCTTATGTTGAAACTGGTGATTCGTTAACATATCATGAATATCAATTCAGCGTTGATAATCTCCCACAATTTAATGGATTCTCAATCAAAATTGTATTCTCCTCACCTAATGAGGGTAATGTTGTTAAACTGAAGAACTACAGAGCATTGGCATTGTCATAATATGAAGAGAAAATATATCCCAGTCGAAGGTCATAGTCATCTGTACCGTGATGATGAGACTGGGGCAATTGTTAATTTAAGTGATAGAGACTATTCAAATTATCTTGCCGATAAAAACAGAAAGATAAATCAAGAGTCTGAACTTAAACAATTGAGAAGTGATATTGATGAGATTAAATCTCTATTGAAAGAATTTCTCAAGGGATAAATACTTTGAGAATCTCTATTTTTAGAGAATAGGTTGAAAGAAACAAATGGCAAAACCTGCATCAAGACAAGAATTAGTTAGTTACTGCCTGAGGCGGTTAGGTGCTCCTGTTTTAGAAATTAACGTTGACGATGATCAAGTTGATGATTTAGTTGATGATGCACTACAATATTTCCAAGAACGCCATTTTGATGGTGTTGAGAGGATGTATTTAAAATATGTCATTACTCAGGATGACATTGATAGGGGAAGTGCAGAAATTGGAAACGTTGGGTTAACATCGACTACAGCGACATCAACTACAGGAAATCCTTATACTTGGTATGAAAGTAATAATTACATCCAAGTTCCAGACTCTGTAATTGGTGTAGAAAAAGTATTTAAGTTTGATACTAGTTCTATTTCTGGTGGAATGTTTAGTATCAAATATCAACTTTTCCTGAATGATTTGTATTACTTCAACTCAGTTGAACTTTTACAATATGCAATGGTCAAATCATACTTGGAAGACATTGATTTCTTATTGACTACAGATAAGCAATTGAGATTTAACAAGAGACAAAATAGACTCTATTTGGATATAGATTGGGGTGCACAGACCGCAGGCGATACAATTGTTTTAGATTGTTATCGTATATTAGATCCAAGTACTTTCACAAATGTCTATAATGATAGTTTCTTAAAACTCTATCTAACAGCATTGATTAAAAAGCAGTGGGGACAAAATCTGAGCAAGTTTAAAGGAGTTAAACTTCCAGGTGGAATTGAAATGAATGGTGGAGAAATTCTTCAGCAAGCAGAATCAGAATTGTCTGATATAAAAGCAAGAATGACATCAGAGTACGAACTTCCACCATATGACTTTATAGGATAATGGCACTTAATCCCTATTTTCTACACGGTTCTAATACTGAACAAAGATTAATACAAGATTTAATCAATGAACAGTTGAGGATGCATGGTGTTGAGATTACATACATCCCAAGAAAGTTTGTCAATAAGAAGACAATTATTGAAGAAGTTCAAGCATCAAAATTTGATGAAAACTTTTCAATAGAGGCATATGTTGGTACATATGATGGGTATACTGGTGCAGGTGATATTCTCACAAAATTTGGAATGAGTTTGAGAGATGACGTAACTTTAATTATCTCTAAGGAGAGATATGAAGAGTTTATAGCACCATTTTTAGTTGGAGATGCTCAGATAGAGGTTGCAACAAGACCAAGTGAAGGAGATTTGATTTATTTCCCATTGGGAAATAGGTTATTTGAAATTAAATTTGTTGAGCATGAAAAACCATTTTACCAGTTAGGTAAAACATATGTTTATGAGTTGCAGTGTGAACTCTTCGAATATGAAGACGAAATCATTGATACTGATATTGAAGAAATTGACACTGTAGTTGAAGATATTGGATATATTGCAACATTGAATTTGATTGGTGTTGGAAGAACTGCAGATGTCACAGCAGTTCTTGGAACTGGATATGTTGATAAAATTTACCTAAATGATGATGGATATGGATTTACATCAGATCCTCTAGTTTCAATTACACCATCACCAACAGGAATACCCAATAATGATGCTAGAGCAGTTGCAATTACAACGACTAAGGGTGGAGTTACTTCTATTGAAACTGTATATCTGACTTTTGCTGGTGTTGGATACACAACAACTCCTACCATCACATTTATCGGTGGAGGAGGAAGTGGAGCAGCAGCGACATGCTCTATCAATTCTAGTGGTTCTCAAGGAGTTGTTGCATTTGTTGTTAATGATGGAGGAACTGGATATGGAACAGCACCTCTAATAACAGTTTCAGACCCAGCGACTGGTTCAGATGTTGCCACTGGTATTGCATCTATGGCATATGATGGAACTAATTCTTATGTAAATTCTATATACATTACAAACTCTGGTTCAGAATACGTTGGAATTCCTACAGTGACTGTAGCAGACCCAGATGTTATTCTTGGAATAGGAACATACTTATTCAATGAAGTTGTACAAGGAAGCAGATCTTATACTACAGCAAGAGTTAAGGATTGGAACTTGGATAATTATATTCTTGAGATTTCCAACTTAGGAATAGGTGGAACAATAACTGGATTCTATCCTGGTGAAACTATTGTTGGACAGACTTCTGGTGCAGAATTTAGTCTTCGTTCTGTAGTTATAGATGACTTATATGATAAATACGCTCAGAATGACGAAATCGAACTTGAGGCAGATGCACTGTTAGATTTCACAGAATCAAATCCTTTTGGTAACTATTAATGCTTGGAACTTATTACTATCATCAGATTATTAGGAAGACTATCATAGCTTTTGGTACTCTTTTTAATGGTATCAATATACGCCATACTGAACAAGATGGAACTGCATTTAGTGATATTAGGGTTCCTATTGCATATGGACCAACTCAAAAGTTTTTAGCTAGACTTGAACAGCAAGAAAATTTAAACAAAGCTGTTCAGATTACATTGCCTAGAATGTCATTTGAAATGGTTTCTTTAAATTATGATCCAACTAGAAAGAGTAGTGTAACTCAGACCTTCAAGGCATGTGATGATGGTGGAAATATAAAAAAAGTTTATATGCCTGTACCATATAATGTTGGTTTTGAACTTAGTATTTTAACAAAACTGAATGATGATGCTCTACAAATCATTGAACAAATTCTACCTTTTTTCCAACCTTCATTTAATCTGACGATTGATTTACTAGATTCCATTGGTGAAAAGAGAGATATTCCAATGGTTCTTGACAGCATTTCATTCCAAGATGATTATGAGGGAGACTTTAGTACAAGAAGAGCATTAATTTATACTCTCAGATTTACTGCGAAAACATATCTGTTTGGTCCCGTCGCTGACAGTACTGAGGGTCTCATTCGTAAGGTTCAAGTTGATATGTATACAAATACAGATACTCAAACTGCCACAAGGGAGGTTAGATACACTGCAGTACCCGATCCAATTGATGCAGAACCAGGAGATGATTTTGGATTTACTGAGGAATGGTTAGATTTCTCGGATGGTAAGAATTATAGCCCAACTCGTCAACAAGACATTTGATTCTCATGCAAAATTTTGATAGTATTGATGATGCTTTGGACATCGATAGTAGCATCGTAGAAACTAATAAACCTGGTAAAATACAAAAACCAGAAGAAAAGACTGATATATCTAAGGATTATGAATATACGAGGGCAAATTTATATTCGTTGATTGAAAAAGGTCAAGAAGCAATCAACGGAATTATGGAACTTGCTGGAGAAGGTGGAAGTCCTAGAGCATATGAAGTTGCTGGTCAATTAATTAAGAGTGTCGCTGATACGACAGACAAATTGATTGATTTGCAGAAGAAACTCAAAGATGTTGAAGAAGAATCTGACAAGAAAGGTCCAAATACGGTTACTAATAATGCAGTTTTTGTCGGTTCAACAACAGATCTTCAAAAAATGCTAAAGCAAGGTTTTCTAAATAATAAGGAATAGTTTATTATTGTGTCTAATATGGGTTCTAAAGAAAAGGACCATGAAGTTTCGATGGCGAAAAGCCAGGTAAGAAACTCTATCATAAACTTGAAGAGAGTTCAAAAAGTTCTCTCTACAATGTCTGATGATGACAATTTACCTGCTTGGTTACAAGCAAAAATTACCGACACCGAGCACAATACGGACGCTGCTGCGGGTTATATGTCTGAGGGTAAATCAAAGTGTGGTGAAGGTGAATATTGGTGCAAAACTGATGAAAAGTGTAAAGAAGATCCAAATCCAAACAGAAAAGGGAAGGCGAAAAACGTGAGGCAAGAATCTTATTCTAACTGGAGAGAGGAATTACAAGAACAAGAAAAATATGGTATTCTCACTGGTCAAGGAACTAAATTCAAAGATCCCGATGATGCAATTAAAAAGATGGTACCAGGGGCAGTAGTTGTCCCATCAACTCCTAAAAAATCTGCAAACGTTAGAAATGCACACTTTGAACCAGAAGGTGAGTTGGTAGAATATGCTGATGGTGGAGGTCAAATCGGTAAGGGCAGTGTCATGGCTGGTCCTAAAGCTGGTGAATTTGTAGAAAAACTTCCTGGAAGAATTAGAAGAGCACTTAAAAAAGTCAAACCTGGATTCACTATCAAAGGAAATGAAATTCAAATTAATTCATATCAACCAGAAGGTGAACTGGTAGATGAGGGTAAAAAAGATGCTTGCTACAAAAAAGTAAAAGCAAGTGAAAAGGTTTGGCCTTCCGCATATGCATCAGGTCGTTTGGTTCAGTGTCGTAAAAAAGGTGCTGCTAACTATGGAAAGTCGAAGAAGAACGAAGAATATGATACTTCAAACTGGAAAGATGATTTTCAACCACTCAATGTTGAAACTGTAAATATTATTGAACCAGAACCAATTAAAGGTGGGCAAAAAATTGATGAGAAGTGTTGGGATGGTTATACTCAAAAGGGTATGAAGAAGAAAGGTAAGAGACTTGTTCCAAACTGTGTAAAAGAAAAATATTCAAACTGGAGAGAAGAACTTGCTGAAAGTGGTTATGATAGTACTTATGGTAGAGGTGAGATGGGAGAACCAAAAGGAACTCAATATCCTAAAGTAAATAAGGACAAGTTTAATAAGGACATGAAATGGTGGAGAGAAAATTTAAAAAACGCATCACCAGTAAAACAGGCATCTACAGAGAAAACCAATCAGGTAGCACACTTCGAACCAGAAGGTGAAATCATTGAGGGAGCAGCCTGGACAAAAAAGTCTGGAAAAAATCCTAAAGGAGGTTTGAATGAAAAAGGACGCAAGTCTTATGAAAGAGAGAACCCTGGTAGTGATCTCAAAGCCCCTTCAAAGAA